GTAAAAAGGCGATCAAGGAAATCTTCTGTCACTTTATCTTCTCGTTTGAAATACTTACGTCCTGATGCAATATAAAATGACAGCAGATAGTCACGAATATTCTTGTCCAATTTCTGGACATCTCCTGTGAAATGGACATAATCCTTCGACCCCGCATGGTGATCTTCGGCAAATCGCTGTGCCCCACCATACTTCCATTTTTGTCCGATACGAATCACTTTTCCTCTCTCAAACAACTGCTTTGGAGTCATCAGAAGCTTGGAGAGAAATTGTTGCATCATGTTAGGAATAAAAAACTCTCGACACGCACGACGCATCTTAGCCAGCGTCTCTTCCAACTTATCATCCGGTATGTCGGGTAGCCACTTAACCTTAAACTCATTCTTCAACCGAATGATACAATAGTAATCCTTGTCACCTTTGTACCTGTCATAGATATCCTCCGCTTGCCAGATATCTTGCAACAACTTGTGAAATTCTGAAGCATAATACGGAAACTGATGAAATTTCTTTCCTGTTGGAACTTCCAAAATCTTCAAACCTCCCACCACTCGTTCCGTCACGACACCTGGGCGTATTCCTGCCGACGATTGCATGTTCGTCACAAATTTCTTCAGCATCTCAGGCTCATAACGGAAAGGAATTGTCCGATAATGATGCTGGACGCCCAGCATCTGTTCTAGCAACATCATCGCTCTTGGCAACATTTTCTTAATCTCGTCAAAATGCTCACGAGATTCAGTTTCATTCTGAGTGAACTCTGCAAACAAATCAGCTAACTTCGTCGCTGACACATCCTCCATAGTGTGTACAATTGGTGACATGCCAAAATGTCGTCCATATATGTGTCGCGAGAACAAATGCTTGTTATACCATTGCCTAGTCTTGCTCGGTTGTTTACCTGGCTCGAATTCACTATCTGTCAATGGGATACGGGGCAACGTGCGACCATACGCCCGCATATAAATCTTATCCATCCGATCTACTATATCCCTCAATCGAGGATCCCATTTGACTTCAAACTGTTGGGGAGTATTCTTCGCCGGAAAAGGTGCTCTTATTAATCGATTACTCTGTTTCTGCCCATAATATTGAAACGCTATTTGTGCAGTATACCTGGTCGCAATTCCTGTCTCTGTAATCAATGTCGCTTTATAAGTACCATCCTCCTGCCGAACAACATCATACTGCACACACATCTGCACAACCCGCAAATACTGCTCTTCTAAAGTCAAAACTCGACCTCCCTCCACGCGTGGGATGCGAATCACAATCCCATCCACGTGAGGAAAAGTCACAACGAGCACGCAGCGACAGCTATGATGATCATGGCGCTCACAC